TGGGCGACAATTCAAGTTGCAATTGATAAAGGCTATGATAATTTATATTATTCTTACAAGCAAGATGCATATGTAGATGAAGATGTGCACTTACGTAAAGGATATGATCTCAAAAACAAATCACAAATGGTTCCAGGATTTTCAACTACATCAAAAACAAGACCATTATTGCTATCAAAGCTAGAAACTTATTTCAGAGAAAAAAGTATTATAGTACATTCCAATAGATGTATAGATGAATTGTTTACATTTATATGGAACGGTTCTAGGGCAGAAGCTCAACGAGGATATAATGATGACCTTGTTATGTCATTAGGAATTGCTTTATGGATACGAGATACAGCATTACGATTAAAGCAACAAGGAATGGATTTATCACGTAAGGCCTTAGGCCATTTCGGTAAATCAAATTCTGGTGTATATTCTAGCAAGGATGGTCCTGCGCAAGGTTGGAATTGGCATAGCGGTGACAAAGATAACGATAATCTTAACTGGTTATTGTGATACCTAATATTTATATAAAACAACGAGATAATGGCAGATAAATCATTTTTTAAGCGGCTAGAACGATTATTTTCTACGAATGTAGTAGTTCGGCGATTAGGTAAAGACCGATTACGAGTAGTAGACACAAACCGATTACAATCAGCAGGTAATGCTAATAACAGTCGATACGCAGATAGATTTGCAGGAGTACAGCAGAAATCAGGCCGATATAGTACCTATAATGGTACCGGATACAGCTTCCAATCTAACAGAACTGAATTATATACAGAATATGAAGCAATGGACTTAGATCCTATTATAGCTTCTGCATTAGATGTATATGCAGATGAATGTACTGTGAAGAATGTTGAAAATGATGTTTTAAATATCAAAACCAATAACGCTAAAATACAAAAAATACTTCATAACCTTTTTTATGATATTTTGAATATTGAATATAATTTATGGCCATGGGTACGTAATGCATGTAAGTATGGAGATTTTTATCTGCATTTAGATATAGAGCCTGAGATAGGAATTGTTAATGTAACTCCTATGTCATCATATGAAGTGGTTCGTGAAGAAGGATATGATCCGGATAATCCATATGCATATAGATTTACATTACAAACAGTTAACTCTTATGCAGTGTCTCAAAAAAATGAATTAGAGCCATACGAAGTAGCTCATTTCAGATTGCTATCAGATGCTAATTTCCTTCCATATGGTAAATCAATGATTGAACCTGCCAGAAAAGTATTCAAGCAGCTGATATTAATGGAAGATGCAATGCTCTTGCATAGAATAATGAGAGCACCGGAAAGAAGATTATTTTATATTGATGTAGGTAATATACCGCCTAACGAAGTTGATTCTCATATGCAGAATATCATGAACAAAATGAAAAAGACTCCGTATATCGATGAACAGACAGGCGAGTATAATCTTAAATTCAATCTAATGAATATGCTTGAAGATTTTTATCTTCCGGTAAGAGGTGGTGAATCTGGTACTCGTATTGAATCGTTAAATGGACTAAGTAACGACGGCCAGATTGAAGATATTGAATATCTACGAAATAAAATGATGGCAGCTCTTAAAATACCTAAAGCATTTTTAGGATATGATGAAGGAGTAGAAGGCAAGGCCACATTGGCAGCAGAAGATATAAGATTTGCACGTACAATTGAAAGAATACAAAGAATCTTTATTTCAGAGCTAACTAAAATTGCAATTGTTCATTTATATAGTCAAGGATTTCATGATGAAGAATTAATTGATTTTGAATTGCACTTAACTAGTCCATCTATTATATATGAAAAGCAAAAAGTTGAATTGATGAATGAACGGCAAGGGTTAGCATCAAATCTACTTGAACTTAATATGTTCTCAGAACAATGGATATATGAAAATGTATTTGATATGTCTGAAGAAGAATGGAAGAATGAGCAAGAACAAGTAATTGAAGATCTTAAGGAACGATTCCGTAGAGAACAAATCACTAGTGAAGGAAATGATCCTACGAAAACAAATATGAGTTTTGGTACCCCACATGATATTGCTACCATGCATGTATCATCAAGATCCAATCTACCTGGAATGCCTGATAATAACGAGGCTGGACCTGGTCGACCAAAAGAATATGGAACTTGGGGTAAACATAAGGATGCATTTGGAAGAGATCCATTTGGAATGAAAGATAAAGCTGCTCCAGATTTTTCAACGACAGCAGATTATAAAGGTGGTAGTGCTTTAAGTACAGAGCAAAAAGATATCACGTCATTTATAAATACATTACCAACTAGTTTGAAAAGCAAACAAGTATTGACTGAAAGTCTTCATAAAAGCGAATCTACAGATGAAGGTACATTATTAGATGAAGCTAATTTAATCGGGGACGAAAAAACAGTGAAATAGTATGTGTTCTATATTTATTAAAAATACTCAGAAAAATGGAAGATTTGAATGAATTCATTAAAACATTCTAAAGTAAAGAATACTGCTATTCTATTTGAACTGTTAGTACGTCAGATTGCTGCTGATACGATGGAAAATCGTAACTCCCCGGCAATTCCACTATTAAAGAAACATTTCAGAGAAGGTACGGAATTATATAAGGAATTATCTTTATATCGTACACTAGCCGAAGAAAGATTCGCTACTGAATCTCAGGCTACTAGATTTTTATCTGCAGCAGTTCAATCACGCAAGCAATTAAATGAAACAACATTGCGTAGGTCAAAATATAATTTGATTCGTGATATTAAGAATAAATTGGTATATGAACACTTTATAAATGCACGTATTTCAAACTATAAGTTGAATGCAAGTATTTATAAATTATTCGAATATAGTATTGCTGATTCGCCTGCAGAGATTACAAGATGTCAAGGTACAATAATTGAATATGTAATTCGTAAGGATAAAGAAGCTGCGCCGGTTAATGAATCATTTACTAAAGAAGATCCAGTAGTACGTAAATTAGCATCTAAAATTGTAGTTGATAGATTCAACGAAAAGTATGCTGGATTAAATGCAGACCAAAAAGAACTATTAAAAGAATATGTTAATTCAGTTAATAATTCTCCTGCATTGCTAGATAAGGTTAAAAATCAGATTCCAGTAATTGTTGAAAATTTAAATAATCTTAGTGGCACAGTTCCATCTAAGGTAGTTAAAATTAAGCTGCAAGAAGTAACCAATATGGTTAGTGGAATGAATGATATTAAAACTATCAAAGACAAGCATATTCTTACAATGCTTCGATATTATGAATTAATCGATCAATTAAAAGGAGTACAGAATGGCAAGTAACCCAGGACCATATAATCCAGCAGCAACAGATCAAAACCAATTTGATAGATTAGGATTCCCAGGTAGGTATCATACATCATTAACAGTTCAAAATACTACCGTTAATTTTACTGGATCTAATTATGGATATGGTGCTATAATAGTAGGTGAAACCAGTGCGGCTGGTACTATTACCTTAGCCGGCGGCGGTACAATTAACATTGCACATTTGACAGTAGGTACTATATATGAAATGTCGCCGACTAAAATAGTGGAAAGTGGAAATAAAGCTATATATGTATTAAAGAGACAACAATGAGCCTAAGGACCGAGATGAAAAAATACTTTATACATGAAAAAACAGACTTTATCGATGATGAAGAAGCTGTAACAGATTTCGATAACCTCGAGGATCGTGATATTGATAATGATGGTGATGTAGATGATTCTGATGAATATCTTCATAAGCGTCTTGGTACTATAGCTAAGATGGATGAAGAAGAAGAATTAGATGAAATGTCAACTACGGCTGCAGTTCCAGGCTACCAGACACCATTTGCTTTTGATGAAGAAGAAATGAAAGATTCGGAAGTTGAAAAGTTAGGATATAAAAAGGCTCCTAAGACAAATAAATACTTCAAGCCAATGGAAGGTAAATCTACTTTCAAGAAAATGATGGCTGAAATGTATGGTCTTAAAGAAGCCACTAGTATTGATATTCAGTATGCTGTCAGAGCAATCCGTGATTATAATAGATCAGTAGAAGTAACTGATATAGAAATTGATGATTTGGCAGTAGATGTTTTGGCGGCCTTAGGATATAAGCCTACATCGAAAAATATAGATGCAACGATTGATCATTTAGGAGCCTCGGCCGGGCACGATTTAGAAATACCAGAAGACCAGTCAATAATTAAAGAATTAATT